TATATCACGTAATGGAAAATAAATTACCATATGGAACAACTTCTGAAATGAGATTCATTCTCGCGCCGTCTGTCAAAGTGGTTGCCGCATATATACCATTTGTCGACCAATAGAGCGGAAATACTTTGCTGTCAAACCACACGGCAATTATAGTAGCTAAATCTTGATGAAATTGCGCGTCTGACTGTAGTAACTTTGTTGTGTAAACGGCGTTGGCGGATTCTCCTAAAACAAATCCATTTCCCTTTAAGTGCATTCCGTCCCGGCAAAAATTGACTGTTAAGTTGACGTTTGTCGCTTTTCCCTCAACCGCTGTTAGCACGTAGTCATATGGCACAATATATCCATTCTGGCATTCAATTTTAAAGTCAATCCACGCTGAGGTGATCTCTCCGGTATTGTAAAATGCAAGCGTATAATCTCCGGCGTCAACTTCAAAAGTAACAGACGTCCGTGTTTTCTGGCGCGAGAACAGGCAAAGCCTTGACTGTGCACCGGCGCTGTTTGTAAGGGCGATCTGCTGCTGATTAAACGCATCACCCTCAACGGCACATATACCAGACACGCGGATTCTCACTTTTCCTCCGTTTGCGGAAATTACAGAAAATTTTGATGTCTGCTCATATGATTTAAAAAATATCGCATCATCAAGTAATGTTTTCGGAGTATTTAATACGTTTGGAGAAAACGCACGTGTTGTGGTAGGGCTGGTTATAGCGTTGCTGCAATCAAACCATTTTCCCGGATAGCATCGCCCGTTATTACTATTACGGCTGATAATCTGATTAAAAATTATTGTATTTAAACGATCGTTTGGATGGATCCATATTCCGTTTGAATTATCGTTTAAATAATATTCTGTATAATTTAAATGATTAACAGGGCAGAGCGTAAACAAATTGAAATATTCGATATTATATTTTTCACAATATCCAATAACCATGTCGTTAAACGCGTCCTGTGTGCTGCCTGTATATCCGTTTGCCTGCGATACGCCCCATGATTCTTGATGTACGATAGGAGGTAAAATAAAAACGGGAACGCATTTTTTATTCATCAAAAATGTGAAAATTGCGTTAAGACAATAGTCAATATCGTTTGTACTTCCCTTCATTCCAGCCGCGCCCGGGTAGTTATAATGCCAACCGCCGAGTTCATTCGCGCCATAGCACATGAAAATATAATCAAAATTGTTTAAATCTGCCGCGCTCGGGATTAAATCAATTGCGCCTGTGCTGTTATTATCGTGTATAATTGCGGTTCCTGATATACCTCTGTTTGTGATGATCGCGCCAAAATCTGCCAGTTTTTTAATATAACTATTCTCAATTTGCGTTGTGCTGTCACCGTAAACAACTATTTTTTTATCTCTGAGCCAGTGCTTGCGTGCAATAGCGTCTTTCACGCTAATTTCTTGTCCTAAGACATTAAAATTTTTTACTTCCGGCATATCTACTACCTCTTAAATTTTTTCAGTGGCTAAAGCTATTGTTTCAGTTTCAGGATCATATATAGCATTTATCATAATATTATTAAACTGTTTGTCAATATATTGCTGTATACTGCCGTCAATATTTCCATTTATTACATTAATTAATTGATTTACAGTATACATAAGTTTGCATAGTGTTTCATAGTAGGACATCGAGTCATCAAAAACCAGCGGAAGGATATTCGGCTGCCTTTTCCATGTCCATGAATTTTCATTCATAATATCACCTCATCTAGTAAATATTCATAAATAAGTCGCTGAGTTCAAAAATAATTTGCATATCAATATTTAACAATATATCTCTGTAATTTTGAACGAGCGATGCGTAGGAAGCAGAGCTGTTTTTACCGGTAATATGTTCTACATATTCTCTGACATTTTGATTTTCTTCTGCATATTTATTATTTGATCTTCCGGTTGCGGTTCCTGTAGCATCCGTTTTATTTGTCGTTGTGTTTTTTTCTGTTTTGCTATTCTGATTATTAGATGTTTCAGATAAAACGTCTGTTCCGCTCTGCGTTCCGGTGGTCGTGACGGAATTATCACTAGAAGTTGTAATTTGTTCGGTATCAGTTGTTATTTCCGCATCCGTCAAATATCCGTTTGTTTTTATGTTATCAATGGTTCCTTGCGGTGTGTCGCTGTGTAATTGCTGCCCGTTTTTTGTGGAATCAGTAGTTGTTACTCCTACGCTAGTAACGGTAGAATCGTTTTTATTATTCGTTGTGCGGGTAGAGTCTGTTTTGTTTGTTCCGGTGCTTGATCCGGTCAATTCGCTAGTTCCGTTTATATTTTCCGTTTTTGTTTCACTGTCTGTTCTGTCGCTATTGCTTGTTCCGTTTTTATTTGCGCTGTTATTTTCTGATATTGTTCTAGTAAAATCAATTTCATGCAGCGGATCAAATTTTAACTGTTCCGATAGATATAATTTGTTGTAATATGGCATTATTTCACGCATTTTTTGGTTTAACCAAAATTTCCATAACGAAGCAGTTTCCGCACAAATTTCACGCGTATAATAATGCTGCAAAATTTTTGTACATAAAAACTTCCGGTAATTTTCGTCAAAAATAGGGAAATTTGAAAAAATTTTGTTCCATGATTTTGAGATTACTAAATCTACATCATTATATCCGGTACTTTCTAGCAGCCCCGCTTCATACTCACATATATAACGGACTTCAGTTGTGTAAACACTCAAACAATATCATCTCCTGTCTCTGGTTCCGCCAGCGGTGCATTGTTATAGTCAGTTAATGTACCATTGTCATATTCTACACTTACATTTAAATCAAACATCTTGTTAATTTGTTCTGCTGCCTGCTGTCTTGCTTTTAATCTATTTTCTCGCTGTGCTGTACTAGCCTGACGTGCTTCCTGTGTTTCGTGCGTATTTAATCGTTCCCTTTTTTCAATTTCCAGGCCGCCGACACCTAGGAATGCAAGTGCTTCTTGCATAACGTTAAGTTTTTCTTTCTGCAAGTCGGAAACAAGGAATGGAGCGTGCAGATCAAGCACTTTCAGCGAGTCAAGATCAAGCGCTTTATCCGCATAGATAACCGGCGCGTTCATGTCGATTTTCATAAATAAATTTTCAAGTACAAGCCGCTGCTGATTCGTGCATTGTAATAGAATCGGCGTTTTCTGCGCCCTTAAATTAATATCTTTTGTGATTTCAATATTTGTTAATCGCTTACAAAATGTCTGAATAATCGGAAGCAATGACATGTGCATCAAATTGTCGTACATAAGCACACTATCCTTATCAGTTTTCATCGATTGAAATCCGTTCGACGCATATGCATTCCGTCGCGTTGGAATGTTATATACGTCAAAATTACCGGCTGTTGCACACGGTAAAAACAAGTGTCCTAGTATCTCATCGTTAAAAAACAATCCGTTACTATTATAGAATAATGTATATTCAATAAACCGTGAATCGACGCTATCGGGCAATCCGTCCCATTTAAAGCAACTCATAGCGATTGACGCTAACCGCATAAAATAGTAATTATATGTGGACTTTATATCTACAGCCCCCGCATAATTTGAATCATATTTTTTTGTGCCCATTATATCACCTCACTATGTGGGCGCATTATTCAATGTATAGTTTCCAATATTATTATGATTTTTCCAGAATCGAACGCCAGAATCAAACATTGATTCGATGTCACGTGCCGCGCTGGCTGGCATATTACCATGAACGATACAACCAATTGTTTTGCAGTATGTCCAATTAGGCCTTGCATTCATGTTCGGAGTTAAATGTTGATGTACCGCGTAGCCGAATAGATCAAAATAGTTGTCTATCATTTCTGCGTAGTTTCGAGTGATGTTTTTCTGCAAAAAATAAAAATCTTTACCGCCTGCGCTGTATAGTGTAGAGTTCCCCGCTGATCCTCCCGATTGTGGAGGTTTTTGGCTATAGTCGTACATTGATGCCATTATGCCCCCAACTTTTCCTCCAACTCCGACTCCGGCTGCGCCTGCTAACTGCCCCGCCGCTGATACGCTTCGCAATGCGCCCGAATCAACTGAGCTAAGAACGCTAATTGCGACGTTACTACGTTCCTGTGCCAAAAATGCCTTATAGCTATCAATTGAATAGGCGCATGATGGAAAACCAGATAATGTTATTTTTTCCGCATAATTATATCCGGTTGCATTTTTGTAGAAAACAGGCGTTAAAACAATTTCTGGATTGGGTGAGATTAACCCCTCAGCCGAAAATGACACCTTGTTTCCGCTAAAAAATTCATAACGGAAATCCGCGTAGTTACCTTCGCAGTTTGTGACGCTAATATAATTGTACGGATATATAAACAATTTATTATTGCGTGGCGTGTATCCATCAATGTCTGTATATGGTTTGTTGAAACTATATTCCTTGTGTTGTAAATTTTGTGTTGCGAATAATGCTGGCATCATACACATAGATATAATAGCATCTGATTTTGCGTTATCTGTTAATTTTGTGATATAGTCATCAACTTTTTCTTGTGACGCAAGTGAAAACAATGCGCAGCCGTTATATATACCGCCCGCGGCACTGCTATGTGCGGGCGTAGTGCCGTCACGATCAACTGTTGATAAAACTACACAGACAGCGTCTTGCATGTCTCCTGTTTTGCTAACCGCTCGATATTTATAATCACCAAACGCTATATTTTCATCGCAAATATTTGCCCCTATTGCATCATTTAATACATGCTGCCGTTCTACAAAACACTCTCCCAACGCGAACACGCCCATATATGTTAGCATGTTATCAATCTCAAAATGAATTTCTGTTAATCCATTATTGATATATTCAACTTCCGTGACATATGCATAAAACCAAAAATTTTCGAAGTTGGTATTTTTATAGCGCATATATCCAATATTGATTGCGGTTGACATTGGCAATGATGAACGTATAATTCCTTTTTCTCTCGATACGTATGTTAATGATTCTTCGCTTGCGATTTTTGTTAAATTGGCAAAATAGGTATTTTTTGATGATGCGCTGTCAAAGTACAGTGTATCATCACGGGATAAACCGAGGTCAGAAAAATATTGTATAGTTGAATTAGGTGGAATGTATGCCATATTAAGCAGTCCTTTTGTACATGCGCAGAGACGTATAATAATCAGGGGATGTGCTATCTATCAGAATCTTATCACTTTTATATGAGGTACCAGTTTCTATGTTGTTACCAGCGCGAATTATTCTTCCGGCATTTTCCGACAACAGTCTCCATGCCCCGACCGATAAAATAAAGCTGTTTTCCCCACAATACACAGATCCAACTGGAAATAGAATATCTACAAGTTCTTTTACATCATTTGTAGAAAGTTCCTTTTTGCCGCGACGAATATTCTCGCCCGTTGTCTCCCACACCTTTCCCGCCGCATCAACCGTGTTCGCTGGAATTAATTTTTTCATATTTTACCATTCAGCGGCGATTTTATAATCGCCGCCTACTACCTCTCTTATTTTGAAAACGTCACCCTAGTTCCTACCACTGTATCAGCATTAATATTTGTTGCCGCCGTATATTTTGTTCCATTTACGGTCAGCTCTAACTTTAGGTCTGTTGTCGCTGCACTTGCCGGAATCAAAATTGCACCGTACTTCTGAATAGCTACTCCCGCCGCGGTTGCTGCTTCGATCTGTGCGAACAAGCAGTTGTGCGGAGCAAGTGTAGCCATATCAACCCGCGGGATTAACGACAGAACTGTTGCATCGTCAGATGTCGATTTATCTGCCACCTCGACAGTGATTGAAGCCGGAAGCGCACTATCCGCTGTCGATGCTACAAACACTACAGCGTTACTAAACGGGCTATAAGATATCGTTTTCCACGTGTGGAAAAAGTAATTCCAATATAATCCGGCCGCCGCATACTGTTCAGTAAACTTTGTGTTATTATCATATACCTGAAACCACTCTTCATCGACTAAAATTGCCTTAACGTCCTGCATAAATGTAAGTTCTTCTGTTGTGACTTCTTCAATTCCGTCACTGTTTGCTCTGATTTCAGCAAATCGATCATTATCGAATGACGCAAAATCATCGATCAAATACAGCCGCCCCATGAAATCTGCCCTGTCCATATTGAATGCTGCCGCCAGAACGTCTACATCATATTCCGCATTAAACATAGCATCCATGAAAATAGCCTGATTTTCACGCGGCGTTGCGGTTTTGACACCAGCCGCATTATTATCGCTGGACATGAATGTCAATTTATTTGACAGTCCGCGGAATTTCTTAGCTGCATCATCCGGCTTAGTCGCGTCAACTGATACCGGTGTCATTTTTCCTGACGATACCCCTTTGATCAACAGATACTTAAACAGTAAAAATTCATCATACTCAGCCGCTTTATACACAGAATCCACAATTTTCGCGATCAATTCCTGTACGCCGAACATGGACAAAAACGCGCGTTTCAGATCATCATCCTGAATTGTTACCGGGTACATAACACGCCAGTTCATCGTATGAAATGCGGATCGAACGTCCGGTAATGTACGCTTAAATTCTCTTGCGGCTGCTTTTTCCGGATCAAACTTTACGACCTGCGCAATCTGAACAAAAATTTCCTCTACAGTCTCTCCAAACTCTAAGTAGCCTTTTTTCAACCTCGCATACGGATTGTTAAATGTTGCCGATCGTGCGCGAACCAACGCAATACGATTAACCAGAGCATTGATAAACTGATTTGCAAATGCCGGCGTTCCGTAAATCACTTCCCCTACGTGCGGAATGTCGGATGCCTGCGCCACCACCGGCACATTCTGTTGATAATCGTATGATGCATTCTGACGGATCACATTTAAAATATCAATTGTAGACGCATTTAGCGTCGACTGGGCAATTCTGTATGCCATTTATTTTACCTCCTCTGAAAACAGTGATTCAAACGTTAATTTTTCCGGTTCCGGTTCATTCGGTTCCGGTTCATCTGGTTTCGGATCAAAAAAACGATCACGATATTTTTTCCTTAAATCCTCGTTTTCCGCTCTTAGCTTTTCAATTTCCGTTTCGTGCTGTGACATACTGTTTATAGTGTCTGATGCATCTTCAATAAATGAAATATCCTCGTCTGATGTACTGTCCCCGACTCGCTGTTTAATCATTGTTAAAAATTCTTTTGCCGTTCGAATAGCCACTTTATCACCTCACATTTTTTTCATATAAAACCACAACGGCATTTTTCGCTTGCTGCTAGACGGCGGCTCCGGCGGTACTGGGTGCCCTGACATGTATTCATACCATTTTCTAGCGGCGGCTTTTCTTTGTGGCAAATACAATTCGCCTTGCTGACTGTAGTGCCATTCCATGTCGTAAAACCAAAATTCCGTTGCTTGGTCAATGTCGCTTCCCGTTTCTCCATTCAGTTTCTGATATTCAGAAAATGCAATTGATGGATAACTGCTGCTTGTCTGCCATCCCCACCGGGGACCTTGCCCATAATCCATTGATGTATAAACATCGTCATCCGCTTTTGTCAGTAGCCAACACTGGAAATTACCGTCCCACCAATTTTTCTTTTCTTTGTCAGCCGACCATGGTAACGGGTTCGGGTATGTAGCAGTGTAAGCGGGATAATCTGTCCACTGTGCTAACCCCATTCCACCGGGAAAATATGGCAAATTGCTCAAATTACCGCCATGTGATGTTTCATAGATTCCCGGATTTAATCCAGATTCTTCTACAAAACAGCCAATTGCACCGGCAATCGCCGTTAAATTCCATCCATAACCGGTTAGAACTGCTTGTATTGCTGACACATTTTGACGTTGATCTGCTTCACTGATTCCGGTGCCCGAGCCACCTATTTTATAGACAAAATCAGCCATATTTTTCGATCACCTTCAATAGTTCGTTTACACACTTTTGCACACGGTTATAATCATACCCATCAACGGATAACGCATCTACGCGCTCCTGCCCGTTTCCATATTTTCCCGCGATCACTAATAGCGCCGCCGCAAATGTTTTCGGTAGTTCAACCGCGGTAATTGTTTCACGCGAAACATCATTATTCATATTCGTCACTCCTCAAACGATCACATAACTTCTGCAATGCAACTGTATTATTGTTTACCGCTTCCGTCATTTTCTGAATATCTTCCGAATGTTTTTCATTGATTTCTTTTACCTCTTCTCGATGCTGTTCATTAATTTCCTTGATCTGATTCTGTGACCGAATACAATACCATCCCATCGCACAACAGGCAGCGACGGGAAATCCCAGTGATCCAATCAACTGCGAAACTGCTGAAATATCCATTGTTACACCTCGCTTATTTTTTATTTCCACATATATTATACTATAATTAATATTAATTAAAAGGGAAGTGTTACATTTATGTTTGAACAATATGATAAATTTAAAGCAGAACTCCCATACTATAATGGGGAAAAACTGTTGAATATGCTAGACTTAAATTCAGAGCGGCCAGAGATTTATATATCAACCTCCAATCGATCCGCTGGAAAAACAACGTTTTTTAACGGATTCTCAGTGCATGATTTTATTACAAACGGAAATAAATTTGTGCTTCTATATAGGAATAAATATGAAACAGAAAACGCGGCAGAAAGTTTTTTCAAAGAAATTGGTTCAATATTTTTTCGCGGTCTGTCGATGGTACAAGAAACACTGGTTAAAAACGTATGCTATAGATTACTAATAGGGGAAAGTGTTGATATTAATGATTCTGATGATACATTTTGCGGAACCTGTTGCGGCTATGTAATATCACTGTCAGCCGCAGAGCAAATCAAGCGATGCTCGCATTTAATGTCCGATGCAACAAAAATTATTTTTGATGAGTTCCAATCAGAAAAAGGAACATATTTAAAAAATGAAATATCATTGTTAATGTCAATACACGATTCTTTAGCGCGTGGAAATGGCGAACAAGCAAGATATTTACCATTATATTTAATAGGAAATCTAATAGATATATATAACCCATATTACGAATCGCTTGGAATCACGCAACGCCTGACACCAGAATGCAATTATATGCGTGGTGATGGTTGGGTACTAGAACAGGGGTTTAATCAGGCATCGAGTGAGGCGCATGAACAAAGTGCTTTTCACAGGGCGTTCGCGTCAGAGTCGTATGCATCCACGTCAAGAGCAAAAGAGTATTTAATGAAAGATTCGCAATTCATTGACAAAAATATACCGAATCGCGGATTATATATTGCGACAATTCATTTTAACAGTACAGATTACGCTATTCGATACATTGAAGAATACAATATATATTATATTTCAACAAAAATTGACCCGTCTAAAAAAATAAAATTTGCCGCAACAGAAAACGATATTTGCGCGAATGCATCATTTTTCCGAAAACATAGTTTAAAGGACAGATTGCGCGACGTTTTGCATAATGGCCAATTGTGGTTTGACTGCCGAAAATCTCAAACAGCTGGACTTGCCTTTATATACGGGCGGGCATAAAAATAACGGGGCGAGGACTGCCCCGTTACTATATATTGTATAAGACGAATCAGAGATCAATGCTGTTATTCTACTACTGTAGCATTCTTAATAAAATCTTCAAGATCCATAGCATATTTCACAGATTCCTGAGAAATTTCTACTGTATTAATTGATGCATCCGGGTGAATAGTCTGCAAAATAGCTTTCGCCCCCGCGTATGAATACCGACCGCGAATCTCTTCTACATTTCCATTGTCAAAATGAGCTGTATAGATATTTGTAATTACTGTTCTTGTAATCTTCATTTTTTTCTCACCTTTAAGCTAAGCTACAAGTGGCGAAGCTGTTTCCCTTCTTTGATTTTAAATGCTGAATTTTAATGACAATCGGTTCATCCGCGTCCTCATCGTCCGCAAACGAATTAATTGTTTCAATAATTTCCTGCAATGCCCGCACGAAAAATTCTGACCGGGTAGCGATATACTCGTCGTCGCCAACCTTAACGGTCACGGAATTGAACGTTTCGCCTGTTGATTCATTTACAATTTCCTGAATAACGTGCCCATAATAGGTAAACTCTTTTCCATCCGGGATGTCTTTTAGTGGCGTGATGTTGGTTGCGGTTGTGATTTTCAACGTTTCCCTTGCTTTAAATGTGGTTTCGACTACTCTTGCGCTCATGTGTTTGTTCTCCTTTTCTTATTTGTTTTTTGAGTGCTATTTATTTGTTACAATGATATAATAACATATAGTGTTACGGTAGTAAAATATAGTGTTACACTTGTCAAGCTTATTTCGTACAATTATGATAATATGATACTGGGTAGTATATGTTACACATGTTCAGATATCACGCATTAAATTGTGCTGAATTTGTGCCGGTGATGCGGAATCATATACGCCCTTTTTATATGTCATCCTGCATATATATACTATTTAAATTGTTAATCAATTCTTGATATTCATCTGTTATACTAAGCTCATATGTAGTTCGTAAAATTGCCACATTGGATTGTATATGCAATTCTTTCCCGTCTACAAAAAATAATTCGTTAAAATCGTCATTATATGTCAATGTTTTTTTCCAATCTTGTCGCAATTTAGCCGGGGCATCGTCTTTTACCTCGAACCGATAACCTACTTTAAAATTATCTAAATTTCCCAATAGCTGCGCTCCGGCTTTTTTCGGTACTCCTGCTATTGTTATTTCCAGCTCTCCATTTTTTTCAACCGCGTATTTTTTCGCTCCCAACGTCTTAAATTTGTCATATTTTCCTTCATAGTCAGCTACCCCTAATATCTGCTTTTCTCCATCCTTCGTGTACGCAAAATATTCACACCCGCATTTATCCGCATACTCTACCCATTTTTTGTTATACTCCTCGAACACTGCTAGATATTTTTCTGGATTTAGCATTTTACATGAATCTGTATCGCAGTATACAAAATCGCTTCCGCATAAATCAATCATTTCTTGTAGCCGCACTCTGGCAATCGCCGTTACGGTTATTCCCCATTGATAGGCCAAAAATTTGCGTTGCATCGGCGTATAGTAATTTTTCAATTGTTCTTTTGCTTCGTCCTCGGTTGGCTGGCGTGAATGCAATATTTTATCCGTGCTGCTATACTCTATTATCTCCTTTATTATCTGCTCTACCATCATTCCGAATACAGCATTTACCCTATTTTTAGATTTCATGTATTCGTACTCCATTCCTGCTACATGTTTTAATGATGTTTTTTTCTCATACCATTCATAACATGTTTTACGTAGCGCATCTGGCAAATATCCTTTTTCCGCATAATAACATTTTGTTACGTGCATTATCCCTGTATATTGCTTTAAAATAATTGACAATTCCGCACCTAGAAACGTAAATCTTACTGGCTTGTTCATTCTGATTATACGCCCGTTATCATTTATAATATCCAATGTTTCGCATGAAACATCTGATATAAAACTACAATCATTTTCATTCACTCGTTCTACTTTTGCGATGGGAATATAGGGAACTGAACAATTATACGGGTCACGCAATTCTATCGTTTCGAATACCACCTCTATAATCGTGAAAAACTTTTCCGAAAATGCAATTAAATTTTCCATTGTTTGAACATCATTTGTACATTCATCCAACTTTCCAACCGGAAATTGATCTGAACATACTACAACGGCCGGGTACGAACTAGCAAAATCATAACTACCGACATTATTCAATATTTGATCCGCGTAAAATCTTGATGCGTGTGTGTTTCCACCCCGGAACGCTTTTACGCACATATTGTACTGTTCTAGTGATAATTCGCATTTATGAAATAATTTCTTGTATGCCCCGTATCTCTGATTCATTTCAATGCGCACGCTTTTTTTCCGTGTGTTATTATATTCACCAATACACGCATTTCTGCACGCCCGCCTAACATATCCTGTATTTGTCATCGGAATTGTCCTCAGCGTATCACCCTCACGATTCATAATAGACAATACCGCTTGATACAATGTGATAACGTCCATTAATGAATAATATAATATTTCATCTGATAACTCTGTCCACGGGTAGCGCTTGATTTCATAATCAATCAATTCTTTATCTTTTCGGTATTTCTCATCGTTATAATTTTCTGTAAATTTTTCCAATGACATATTCGACAGCAAATAGCTGCACCTAAATTCTATTGCCCCATCATACGCCAATGCTTTCGCTATACGTCTGTTTTTTAGTGCAAAAACATTCTCCATTGAAATTACACTTTTCAAAAATTGGAACTCAAACGATAAATTGTGAATATATATCACAATGCATGATTCGGCTTCATTCAACAGCGGTATTACTGCTTGTTCAATCGCGTCCTTAAAATCATATATTGTTCGAAAAATAAAATTTTTCCCCGCAATGTGCAATTGCACAAGATAGATAAAACCTATATCAGTATCTGTGTTATTCCATAATGTTTGCCGCGCTACTGACGTTGTTTCTGTGTCCAATGTTGCAAAATCCGCGCAGATGGAACGCTTGTTTTTCCTAGCATATGTTTCGCGTGAAACAATTTCCCGGAATGCTGATTCTAATTCCGGGATATCATTTTCAAAATATTCAATTTTAAATAAACGTTCTTTCGGAACTGATTCCGGGCGCGTAACAATCATTTAGAATTTAATCCCCTTTTTAGACTTGTATTCTTGCTCCTGTTCGATAATAAATGCTCCCCATGATTTTCCAGATTCTTTAAAATCACGGTATATTTCTTGCAGCTTTTTCGATGGCTGATTTTTACTCGCAGTTGCGATAGCATCAACTATTATATTGCTATCAAAAATCTGCTTTTGTTCTTGCATTTCTGGAGAGCCTAAAAAATTTAAAAAATTATCTGCTTCCTTATTTGTATTGAATCCGTCAAAATTGTCCCTTACCCATTTTCGCCTGTTCCGTTTTACTTGCTCAATTCCTTTAGCGGTTGATGTCTTTGCACTCAAAAATTTCTCTGCAATTCCTATTGATTGAATAATCTGATTCATCTTTTGTCTAATATTTTCTGTTTCCGGCAATTTAAATTTTAAATAATCCTGCTCTTGCAAATATGGGCTTCCGATATATGATTTTAATTTCTCATATGCGGGGGATTCGCTTCTTTTCTTTCCTAATCTAGCAATTCTATAATTTACTTTTCCATACAATTTTATTGCTTTTTCTTCTAAGGCGTCCAGTGATAGCTTATTTAAATCATCCCATTCCATTATTTTTTCACCCCTTTAGAAAAATGTTTTATAAATAATAATTCCCGCTTTTCTCCCGCTTTTCCTATCATGTGTAGATAACGTGCTATTAATTCCGATTTTGTGATACCCATTGATTCAGCATTATATTCTAATAGCGCAATTGTTTCATTGTCTAGCGCAATTGCTATTCTGCGCTTATCTGCTCTAATCAACTCTAAACCTCCTCTCTTAACCAATATTCAACAGACAGATATTTTGCATCAGCACCCGGCGAATATACTAATTTCTTCCCAGTTCCATATCTACCTTTGTAGTCCATAATCAAATATGTTCCATATGTATATTTATATTTTCTAGCGGTCGCTCTGTGATGAAAATAATACCCTGTGCTACGCAACCATTCTCACGCAATTTCAATCTCTTCGTATCTCATTCAATCACCTCTCAATATGTTTTCACGTGAAACATTTGCATGAATCGCGTGAAGCAATAATATTTATTTTGTATACCACGCCCATAAAGAAATTACAAATATAACTAACATTATAATCAAATTACTGTTAGACACTATAATCCCGCCTCCCATTCTTATATAATCTAAATTTGCGGTCAGCTTTTATTGATTTAATAATATATACTAGCGCATCTTCCTTGCACGTAAACTCATAATATTCCTGATTTAACAATTCCTCAACAGCGCCGCCTGGCGTTTGATTTAATTTTGCCCCGGAATACGTCTTTACAGCATATATGGTCTGCTCATTCATTTCTGTTATATCCTGATACAGTTCGTTTTTTCTATTATAACAAAATGCCTTTACAAATAAATATCTATCCATCATTCTATCGAATGCGCGTTTCGCTTCTGCCTTAATATCTGTATAAAAAATTTCTTCATTATAATCATTCTTCGCTAATATCATATATTTTTTCATAATATTCCCTCCTTTACTATACACACACTCTTACCCACTTTATGTTCAGCAATTGCAGTTATCCGACTACTAATTTTATCAAATAATTTTTCACGTTCTACATAATATGTAATGTATACGTGCCCTATACTTGTATTTAATGCTATTCCTGTATTATCTCCTACAATAACCATATCTGTAAAAATCGAACTACATCTCCGATATCTCCGCCTACTTAAGCTGAATGCTTCTATCACAGCTTCTTTTAATGTGCTGCACTCCCGTGTTAAAAACGCCTTGTTTGTGCTTCCGCTAAACGTATAATATATGCCGTATTTTTTCATATTATTTTTCCTCCTCGTCCAACCACTGCATCTCGATTCTCTCCTGATTAGCGCAATATCCATCATAACGCAGAATCATTTTTAAACCCGATTCACAAACTATTGAATAATGATATTTAACCACATTTTTTATAAGCTCGAGTAATTCTACATCAGCTTTTTCTCTCTTCACAACAAACACATGACTTTCACGCGCGTCTACATTATATAATGATCTCGCCACAAGCACCGCCAGATTTAACGCTTCTGACTTAGAATTACATGAAATTTGATCCCCGCCCTCGATAGTGCACTTTTTGTTTACTACTACCATCCAATTTTTATTACTCATTGTATTATCCTCTCTTCCTTTTTGTTGTTCTTTATGCTTATATGATAACATAAAGTGTAACACTTGTCAAGCATAAATTAGAAAAAAATGCTATAATTATAGCATAAATACTATTCCTCCTTTCTTCAC